TGCCACTCTTATCGGTGCAAGACCCCCAATCACCACCATACTTGCACTTCCGGCCTTTCTTCTTGCCAGCGGCTTTAGCTTTACCCCCGCCACCTCCAGAACCTCCACCACCAGTCGCTTTCGCAACTTTCGCGATAAGTTTATCAGCAAAGCCGCCCTTCCCTGCTTTAACCCTCGCGAGTGCTTCCTTCGTTTTCTTTGCGTTCTTCGCGTCCTTTGCCTTCATGTAATCCTTGACCTTCTTTTTGAGCCAGGAACGAATGCCCTCGTCTATCACAGGCAGCAATGCCTCGACCAGTTCGTCTTCGTCCATTTGGCTAATATCGAAGCCGGACTCAACTAACCTGGAGAGAGCGGCGTCGATAGCAGATTCCTCCACGGTATTCTCAAACCTTGCGATCTTTAAGAAACGATCTAATGATTCGGACATGACTGCATCCTTTTGTATGTCTGTAATTTCAACGTCTTCGTTAAACCTATAACGTTTAATAATATTACAGATCTTCAATAGTTCTCTTTTTGTGAACGTGTCGGTACGCATACCACGCACTACAAGCCAATATGACTGTGGCCCATGAGGATATTCAGTCGTCGGCTCGATATGAATAATATCGGCAGAAGTCCCTATACTCCCCATTGCTTCGTTAAACCGCTCTACTGGTGACACAACTAAACTCCCTAAGTATTAATGGGTGTACTGGCAGGCTGGCGAATATTGGTATCAAACCTCGAAGGCGAAGCAACATCAAGCTCCATAGTGCCAGCGGTTATTGTCAACATAGTGACCCGATTTTGAAAAGTCGCGGGCGCAAGGGGATGACCACCACCACCGCGCAAAACAAACTTACTTTGCGCACCGCCAACAAGACTCACCGTTGTCGTAGCAATAGGAGTATCAGCAATATCTGGTGCCGCGTTGGTACCGTTCTGATCATCGACAACATTAAAAGCGTCAATCCTAACGGTCACGCCTTCTCTTTGGGCGTTAAAGAGACAGTAAGCGTTCGGCTCATAGAAGTGCATTGCTATCACAACCACGTCTGTCCGATTAAGGAACGGATAATTATTTCTTATAACGCTAGACATAACGCATCTCTTTTCTTAGATCCTGCTCAATTCTTGGTACATACGAAGGACCAGACCGCTTATCAAATAACAGTTTACCCCATTCGGTGTTCGTTGACGCTTTATCAAATTCAGGAAAAACACTCCGGCGCAAAGCGTCGAGCTTCAAACTACCTGTAATACCGTATGCGCCACCACTATACTTACGCTCAACAACAGGTTTTTCATGCCCTCGAATATAGGCGTCAAGAGTAGGGATAAGAACCGTCCAGACAAGACGGGATTTCTTGGTGAGGAACCATGTTGGGCCAAGGCGTGGGTCGTTAGCTATAACATCGTCCCTTGTAAACCCTGGTATAGAAAATCTAAAGTCAGCTATCCCAAAAGCCATCCTGGTTCCAGGCTTTGTAAATCGCGCTTCTTTGAGTTGAAGTCCAAATCGACGAATATTTGCTTTGAGAGTATCCTTGATGGCAAAGTATGAAGCTACAGGGAATTGAAATTTGCCCGCGAGCATATCATTTAACACAGTCTCCTTAACAACTTCCCATTCTTCGGGTGGCTGATCGAAGATAGTGTAGTTCTCTTTGAGCGCCCATAAAGGACTATGCGTTAAACCTAAACGGTTTCTTTCCATTAGTCACCCTTGCAATTGCGTAACAAACGGCGAGTTGCAAACAACATCAACCGCGATCTGTCCACTAGTACAATCAATAAATGTAAAAGGGTCGGTCACGTCACCGCTCTCAGGCAATTCAAACCGAACAATCTTGCCGGGGAAGACATTGCCTCCCATGACATTGGTGGTGGTAGAGCGTGTATCGTTCCTGGTTTTACCGGAACGGATATTGGCTTGCGCGTTTGTTGTCAGCGCCCGAAGGAATAACATAGCGTCTTGCTCATAATGCCAGAACCTCGCGACAAATGTAGTACCTGTACGAAGCAGTGGGAGGGAGTTTATACGAAGAGACATTAGAACCTCACTTTTACCTTGGTAAAACCAGTTTACCTAGCTTTTTTAGAGCAGCCATAACACGAGCAGGCTTCTTAACATAAATCTTAGACAACGGATTTTTCTTTGATTGCCATGGCTCGCGCAATTCTTCCGCAGAACCTTGCCGACAATTATCCCTCTCAGTTGGAGTTAATGTATTCTCGGTGTCATCAAGCTGGAACTTTCTCACATCCTTACGGCGAGTATTGTAATAACGCCAAACGTCCTCGGCTTCTCCACTTACCGTTTCCCTATCAGAAATCAATCCAGCGGCTACCTTGGAAGCGAATTCAATGGCGACATCATAAAGCAACGGCCCCCAACCCTTCACTGCCCCTGATAGGTCAACAGTCAACGCACCACCACAATCCCATTCCGGCTCCTCTAAGTAAACAGAACCCCAAATATCGCCCCCGCCCGCTCGTTTACCGTTTCTGTATATCTCAACCGCATAACTACCGTTTGAACCCTTAATACCTACAGAATATCCGTCAGGCAAGTCTTTCGGCCCTTTCGCAGCTTCCAACAACAGTAGAAGAGCGCGTTCCATCCCCAAATTAGTTGTCATAGTATGCTTCTCACCAAGTTATGATCCTCTAACTTTACGAAAGGACGCTACTGTCCTCTTAAACTTTGCAAGTCCTTCTCTCTCATACCCCCTTCTTCTCCGCGACCTTATTTTTTGAAAATGATCCCGCCGTTGATCGCCAATATGGTCTTTTACTCCTGAAGAAAATTGTGTGCATGATATTTCCCTAATAATCCGCTCATCGTAGACCGCGATCTCGGTCGAGCCTCCTGGTAACTTTTCGGTCACCCCTGTAATACCCACACGGGCCAACATTAGACGAGCAATATTAGGCCCAACTTCATAGACTAACGACTTGATTCCAATGATACCTCCGTAGGCATTATCTGGACCTAAAAGTTCTCTAGTCAACTTCTTGATTCGTCCCTTGGGGTCGATTCCGTAATCAAGTACACCACGCATATCGAGGCTAACCTCACACAACCATGCATCTCTTCGCTTCTTCTGAGAGTATTTACAATACCGCATCGCAGTATCTCGACAAGTAGAGAAGTAAAACCCTGGTCCTAAAGGTGGCCTCGCGTAACCTTCCCCTTTTCCAAATGACGACGCATTAAATTCCACACCTTTAGGTTTTGACCCACAATGATAAGCTCGCATACGTTTCGCAGCTTCCAACAACAGTAGAAGAGCGCGTTCCATCAACAGTCTCCGGCAGCGATCATGTTAATAGTGGTCTCGTTGGCACCAATGGTTACAAAAAGAGCAGTAATACCGCTCTCATTCATAGTGACCATGCCGCCTTTAAGGTTAAACCCAGCTTCGGTATCAACGTTAAATTTAACGAGAACTTCATAATCAGAGTTAATAAAAATCCTTTTGGCTAACGTAACCCCTCCCAAACTAATCTGAAAGTTAGCGGCTGTCCCTGCGGGGATTTTTATAGGTTGATGCGTTGTCACACACTCATAGTCTGCTGAGTCGCTGATGACTTGTTTAGCTTCTTGCGATTTTGTTGTTGATTCGATGCTCTCAAATGAGGCAGATATTTTTACAGTTTTAGCCATAACTTTTACTCCTATAATTTACCGATTGGTGCAGCTCCTATATTATCAGATGTAGTGCCGCGAAATTGTTTTGGGGATTTTTCCGGCGCACTTGTCGCCGTGTTATTAGTAATCACGTCGTCAAGCCAATTGTCACCCCATAGGCTAACTTGCTCCTCTACAGAGTCTCTACCCATGTTTAATATCTTCATCACCTTGGCAACTTTAGCAGGCGGCTTTTTACGCTTTTTAGTTTTTGTTGTTCGCTTAGGCTTAGTCGTCTCCAAATCCTCGGCGCGTAAGGTATTCAAAGGTAAATCCTGAGTATCGACGGCGACAATAACGTCTTCACCAAGGCGATATATCACGCGGTTAGTGAGGCGACCCTCCCCCACCTTTTCGCATGTAGCACCTTCGTATTCCTCTTTAAGTGTCGCCTCAAGAGCCTCTTCGCTTGGCTTCCACGAATTAACCGACTTGCCTGGGCGATCATGAAAACCTATCACAACCTCAATATAACAAGCTCCTGCGGGCGCTAGGAGAGACAAAACACTCTTTAATACTGAACGTGGGTCAACCGCTTCTTCTAAACCTTCGGGCCAAATAATAAGATCCAACCCTTTATGATCTTTAGAATCAGGCCATCTCTCGGCAAACATGATTTTCTGTTCATCTGTCTTAACGAGAAGAGATAAAACGGAATGTATTGCGTTTTGGAACAGATAGCGAGGCTCATAAACATAAACTTTTGACGCACCGCGTCGTATGGCTTCGGCAACGATACCACCATTACCAGGGCAAATGACTCCAACCTTGAGGCCATCTAGTTTTTTGATGCCAAGATCATCCATATATTTAGCGGGGCCAAAGTTACCTGGGAGGACGACATCTTTATCAAGCGGAACCCTGAATGAAAGTTTATCTCCTGATGTAAATTTAGAGCTTCTTACAAGCTCTTTTGCCCTCGTCTGGAGAGTTGACACAGCCATCTTTATTATTCCTTAGCTTCAAGAGGTGTTCTCAATAGATTAATTTTCGATTCGGTTAATGTTATATCAAGCTTTCTAAAGTCACTGGCATAAACCTCGTTAGTGAAATAAAACTTTCTACAACCTTCGCACTTCCTCTTCCTCCTCTTGCTATGACAATTAGAGATTTTAGATTCAAACTTAGGCCAAGTACGAATAACTTTACTTCCATCAAATTGACAAAATGGGCATATCATCTTTTTCTTATCCTTGACCCGAAGTAGCTTTTCGGTCTGGGCAACTTCTTCTTCTTCCCTCCCGGTTTATCTGGTGCAATAACTCTGCGATGCTCAAGGTCACGTTCTCGGCGTCTTTTACGCGACCGCATCAAACTACTCGCCTGCCCAACCTCACCAGCAACTCTCCGGTTCAATCTGTACATAAGATTACGACGCTGGAAGTGCATTCCCTCCCCCAGCACTAAACGAGCTATAACCCTTGTTCTCTCAATTAAATTAAGGATCATGTCACAATATACCTCGGCAACCCTTTTTCATTATCCTTATTATCTGGCTTCTCGTCCGGCCATAAATAGTTACCACCCGTTTGCCATGTGCCTTTAACAACAGGATCATCACTATACCCTTTTGATGGTACATAAACTCGGTGACCTGTGCTTATTTCTGTTAAATACCAAATAGTGGCACCCCAAACGTCAGCCAGATCTTTAGACCCTCTCAAGGGATGATCTATTTTACCTTTATCTGTCCTCTCAAGCCTGCGCAATTCCTTACGTAACACCTCAGAGTATGGACAGTGAACCCGCCGCTCATAAAGCGAAGCGCGAGCCGTGAGGTATTGCATCGGCTTACGATCCATTGAGATTTCAATAACCTTTAAGCCATGCTTTTTGAATAGCTGGGCGTTTGGTGGGCGGCTCCACTGGTCCATCGATACTGACCTGATAGGAAGACCATTCTCCTGAAGCGTATAAATCAAATTACGAACGCACTCATGCTCAATTTCTCCAGCAGACGGTGGAATAATACGCAATACTGCATCGATATGAATAACAGGTGCGTATTCTTCCCCTTCTTTTCCGGTGCCACTATTACGTCTCACAACCTTAGTCATACCAGCGTCGTGGGCTATACAAAAGCCTGTAGCGTCTTCTTTTACCGACATATCAAGGGCTACATGACGCATAGCTCCAGGGCAACAAAGCGGTGCCGGTTCCCCACGCATATTTGTTGACATGAATTTATCCCAATGAATAACTAGATCCTCTTCAGTCGTCCATTCAGAAACCCCGAAAATATGGGGCATATCGTGCGCCATCATTTCATCAATAAAAGTCCTATTGGTGATAAACGGGTGAGCAACCTCAACTGAAACGCCAGCTTTATCTCGAAGTGACCCTATGGGATCGCGCTCAAAATCAGGCAAGAAGTCATTAGGAAAATCAATACCATCTTCGCCGCGAGTCAACTTGGCGTCCTTATCAATAACACGAGAGCGCCCTGTTTCTGGGTTGAATGCTAAGGTATGCCACTTTTGATCGGCGTATGAATCTGGCGCTACATCCCAAGCGGAATAGTCGCGCACGAACACCCCAAGAGACTGCATATAGGTTTCTATTTCTCCTTCTGTCTTCGGCGGCTTAGATAAAGACTCCTGCGCAGCCCTGATACGTCTCTCAGTAAAATCTTCTGCGCCCCGCTTTGATGACACAAGGAACACAAAACCTCTAACCCCGTGTTTAGAAAAGCGAGACTGGATACGGCTAACAAGACCGTTATAGATAACCTCGGCTTTATCATATGCCTCGTCATCTGACATCGTAGACATCTTACCCCGGCCCATGAAGTTACCTTCGTCCACCAACCCAGCAATAACATCCATACCAAGGATATGAGCGTTGTTGGAGGTGCCGCCGATAATATAAATACCTTTATCTGGAAATCTAACCTCTTCCTTTGTCTCGATAAATTTGCCGCGAAAGAATGGTGATAAGTTGAGCTTGCCTGCTATCTGACCAAATGCCACCCTGCGAGCAAGCTCTTTTGTCTTTGAAATCGGCGCGATATAAAGAGGCGAGCCGGGAGATAGTCCAAGAGTTGTCTGCGGATTCTTTAAGCATAAAAGCTCATAGAGAACGCGCATGATACACACTGTCGCGGTAAACGTTTTACCAACGCCAATCCCGCCTGTAAGAATGTATTCATGATAATCACCATTGAAGAAATCAATGATGTCTTGTTTATGTCTTGGAAATATTGACTTATGAATATCCCCAACTAATTCGGGGTCATTAATCCACTGCTCTATTGGTACTGGTTGAATCTCCCATTGATCCGCTGCTATCTCTTGACCAATCGAACTAGAACCAGTTCCAATCTCTTCTTCGATGATCATCATGGCGCATCTTCGCTCACTCTCAGACAAATCGCCAAGCTCATAACCAATAAGCTTTGCTGCCTCTTCGGGCGTCCTATAAGAACGAAAATGCCCCTTCTCTTTAATTATCATGGAACCTACCTAGTGCGCGTCACACACCCTCCTTAGCCTCCACGGTAATTGTCTTAGGCACGATTTTAAGAGCCTTACTAACAGCCGCAAGCACTCGACGCCGTGATTTATCATCATCCAATGTAGATAGTGGGCTATCTTCACCGAAACGCTCAGAGAAAGATATTTTATGCTCTGTCCTGATATTTAAGTCCTGACCAGCCTTCGGGAAAACTCCCGTAGTTATAAGAACCTCAGTCAAAGTCTTTGTCGCTTTAATCGCTGTATTAAGAAAGCCGTTCTTACCCATCTCACTATTAGCGCCCGCATACTCCATAAGCGCGTTCTCGCGGATGTAAAGCAGCGAGTCCATGACATTACCAAGCATGTCACCAATAGCTTCACGCGACTTAATCATAGACTCGATATGATCTGCGGATTGCTTCTTTATATAAGCAGCATCCGCGTCTATCGTGCGCCGATCCACTTTGCAAAGATCAGCAATGACAGTATACGGGGTGCCTTGAAAGAGCATCTCGCGCACGAGCGCACGGCGTTTCTCGATAGACTCAAAATCCTTAGCCAGTCTCACAGGCTCCATCTTATCGTCAGTCATGCAACCCTCCCGAACAATTGACGTAAATTACCTCTCAACTGATTCGGCCTGTCCTCGGTCATAATAGCCACTAAACGATCACCAAACTCTAAGAATAGTTGTACCGACTCTGACATAAAGATCAGCTTCTTCAAAGCCTCAATTTCCTTACTCTTAGCTCTGGTTTGTCGCCCTTTCTTAATACGTGCAATACGTGCCTTTAATATTCTATCGTAATCACGGAAATTGCCTGTTTTCTTGGCGTCGTCTCTCATTGTTTTCATAAACACATTAAACTCAGCCTTAGTGCGAACAGGCTTAGTAAGAAGACCAGCTATATCCTCTATGTCGCCTTTCGAGTAAGAGCTAGGTGCAAATTGTTGTGTTGTGTCTACTCTCGAAGGCTTATCTAACCCCTTAACATTTGGTATAGGAACATAAAGATCCTTTTTCGGCTTCAAAAGTCCTCTCTTGTTTAACCATTTCTCGATATCAAACAAAGACACTACACCAACATAATCAGTCGCCAAATTATCTATTGGCTGGCCTGTCTTGCTGTCCTTCAAAGGCCACTCTACTGCAATACGTTTCTTGGAGAATTCAAGTTTTGCAAGTTCTTGTTGTGATTCTTTACTTGGTTTTTTCTTTATTTTGTTTACTAACTCTTTGATTTCTTTATTAATCGTCCTTATCTCTTTCAACGCAGACCTACGATTAAGTAACCATTCGCGCACGGCTCGAACAATATCCTGTTTATTAAGTAGACTCTTCAAATAATTTATAAACGTGCCTGTGTCAACACGCTTACCACTGCCAGAAAGTCCTAATGCCCTCTCTGGGTCTGAAACCGGAAGACCCTTCTTTGAATCTTTACCCAATTGTTTCTTAGCTCTACCACCAGCGTCAACGTCGCCAGCCTTGATCTTTACTTGTCTAAAAACGTTGTATATATTCATGGGACTGCCAGTTACTTTACTTTTGACAGCCGGAATAAGTATATCCCGCTTATTGCCCTCTTTATCAGGTTTAGGATTAGAAATATCCGGCAATCCACTCAACTTCCAATCCCTAATCGCAGCATAAACTTCTTCGGGCGTTTTCATACTCCTAAGCAACTCAATGAATTTTGGTTTGTCAGCTTTAGTGTAAGGAATAATTTCAAGCTCTTTAGGTGCAAATATTGGTTTATAAACTTCTTCAGGAGCTTTGAGACGTGGTGGTAATTTTACTGTCCAAGGATCGCCACCAGGCAACGACATAACAATCTTATCGCCTGGAAACAACTCTCTGGTCAGCGCCAGAGACGGCTCTCCGAGCAATTTCCTTATTTCAGCCCACACATCATGGATCTGCTTCTTTATAAAATCTTTAATTGTTTCTTCAGTAGCACTACCTTTTTTCTTAGCCTCCAACACGCTATTAGCGAGTTCGCTTAATTTCTTGTCATCTGGCATACCCTGAATTATCTTACTTATAGTATTTTTCTTCAAGCCCATCCCAGCTTTGTTAGGTTTAAGCGAGATGAGTCCGTGTTTTTGTAACCTGTGTAAAGGTTGGTCAACGGGGCCAAAGATTAAGTCTGCAATACGATATTTGAATTGAGATAACAATGATTCGTAGTTGTCGCCTTTAGTTGTCGCCTTCTTCAATGACGTTATGTATGAGCCAATTTGCTGTTGGATAACATTAACGCTTTTATGGTCAAGACCTATCTTAGACATACGAAGCATAAGATCCTCTTCAGACGGTGTATCTACTAAATCGTTGAGAGATATCTCCTTACCTGTCAATTTAGATTTTTCTCTTTTTAGTATCCCCTGTGCATTTTTATTAACTACAGATAAAAGTGTCTTGAATAGTCTTTCAATACTCGCCCCACCAGGGGTTGTACTAGCTTTACTACTACCCCCTTTGGTCCACCGTTTCGATTGTGCTACCAAAAGACGATATAGGCCAAGCAGAGGACTGCCCATTGTCCCAATTTTCTTAGTACCAATCCTACTAAAAACATCATTCACAACGTCTTGAGGAGTAAGCTTAAGTTGTTCTGGATGGGAATTAACAGTAATATGTTTACGTATCCCGTTCAATGCTGATCTTTCAAGCATAGGAAGTAATTTACTGTAGAGTTTAGCGAGACCTTCAGACGCTTTGGGGTTGTTATGAGTCTTTTCTAGCTCTGTAACAAGATCTACAATCTCTGCCTCTGTAAAATCATTAGCAACACCAAGAGACTCCTTCTCTGCTTCTTCCTCGTCTTCTATCTGATTAGTTTCTCTAGCGACTTCGTCATTAGCGGTGGGTGTAAGATTGTTTTGGTTGCCTATTTCACTAATAAACAATTTCTCAAAATCGTCTTTTTTAGCCTCGAATAGATATGTCAACCGTTCAATTAAAATAGTATTCATAGCTCAATCCCAATTGCTTAGTTCGTTCTTAATCGCCGTTGTAAGGAATTCATCTATTCTATCTGATTCTTTCTTACACACCCGTACCATCGCCGAGATAAATCCATGCAACTGCTTCGATGCGTCTACAATCAAATGAGATTTACCATTCTGTCCGACGTAGAGATACCCATGTTCTACTGTATCACCAGAGTCAACAAGGCACTCTTGTTGAAATGACCTAGCGTCTGCAAGAAGCCGCGTTCGATCTGCTACAGTCTTACGCTCTTCGCGCTCGCCGTCCGTATCTGCTTTGGTGGGAAGTGTTTTGCTTGCTTGTTTTGCACGAACAAGCATTCTCTTACGCGCCGTCTCTTCTTGAAGATCCATCCGCTTACAAACTGTCTGCTCAATATGCGCGTACTTCTGCTTATTCTGTCTTCCCTTTTGGTTATTACGGCGCACGGACCAAAGCATTAACTCGGCTTCGTCGGCGTCTTTTAAGTGATGAAGAATATAACAAGGGAGCGTTCTCAGACCATTAGATATGGCCGCTTTATATCTATGCTCCCCGCCGACGATCAAGTATTTATCGCCAAGCGACGATCTTGGTACAACGTGTATAGGCTCATCAAACCCCTCTTCACCCATGGTAGAGACCAACGAGGCAAACTCAGAGTCTGCCATCTCGTTGCAGTTCCACTCACACAGGACGAGTTTAGTCACGCTGATATCTGTTGTATCTAAAATCTCAACCATAATAGAATAGTCCCTCTCAAGAGTATTCTACATTGATATAGCTAAAGATCCTAGTCTTTATCGTAAGACCCTAGAGATTCTCTAAGCTGAGAAATACCCTGCTTTATCAAAGATTTGACTTTCCAAAGTTTGAATTGCCCTTGGTAATAATCAACAATATCATTTTTACCAAATCCCTCGATAAGACTCATGCTAACCATCTTACGCAAAGGTTCTGGCAATTTTTTCATAGCCTGCTGAAGATCATACGATGCACCTACATTTGGTTCCTCGTATAGACCGCTATTAATATGATACGTCTCGGCTAGGATAGAAGGGGAATCGTCACCATAAGAAGACGGGATGAAATGGGTATACGGTCTTTCCCCTGACCCTGGTTTTTGATCAGGATAAAGTGACCGTTTCTTCATCCAAGGATAAGCATAACTTACCCAAGATGCCCCTTTTGATTGAGCTAAATCATAATCATATTTTAACGCAGCTTCCCAAACACCGTAAAATATCCGCGAAGGTGCCTCATGTTTGGGCCAAGGTGACGATCCACATAATTTATTAACGTAGGCTTGCATCCGTCCTCTTAGAATTCTTAGAGCTTGAGACGCTGAAGGGTCACCGTCTTTAATAGCATTAATAAGAACCCCGTCCTTGAGGTCACACAACCCTATTACTGAGGCATTAACAACAGCTTCCCTTATGGGATGATGGGTAGGGTGGTAAACCCCCCCGACCATACCCTCGACGCTCTCTAAAAATAATTCAGGGATATTAGTTTTCTCAGCAACAAACGACGATAACCGCTCGACTATTTTAATAATGGGTTTATCATTTCGCATATTTGTTCTCTCCTCTGGCCCATTTGCTTTGCAGGGGGCGCATTTTTCAACAACTCGCAATGATGGTGGATAACCACTTAGAAGTCAAGATGAAACATCAAATTTTTCTACCTCCTCTTTAAGCTTTAAGCTCGTAACCCAAGTGTCTATACGGTCATACATCAAAATATTTATTGCCGCTGCCATTATTTTCATCAACTCATCAGGTGGAAATTCTGGAGCCAACAAAGCGCGGTCAAGCGCCAAGTTAAGCTTGACCGCCGCCTCAAGAACGTCGCTAGTCATAGATCCCCCTAATGGTGTTACAGGTTAAAAGAAATCTTTCGCTTCAAAACAATGGGTTCAGCCTTGAATACCAGTGGTTTTGGGTAGGAGATAACCGTTATCTTCTTCCCATCATACTGCTCATCCCCTTTTGCCGCTGCGCTTGTCACAGACCGAAGGATCTGAGCCTTACCGCTCATGTCAGTACCTTCAGGCACCGGCAGGGGAATAAAGATAAACTTGCCATCGTCGCCGTCTGCAACGACTTCTACGAGGGCATAAGTTAATGGTTTCTTATCTCGCGTCCGTTTTGCCTTCGGCAAAGTAGTAGGGTCAATGGTTTTCATAATATCCTCGTTTCTTTTTTACTCGTCATCCCAAGTAGGATCAAAGAGATCCGGCCTTGAATCTATAAATTGCTTAATGGCCTGAGCAGCTTCATCGGTTCGAGGTAACGCCATAATTTCTACCTCAAACGCATTTTGAAGGTTCTTTAGATGGAACCGCAAACGATTGTTTTCCTTGGGGTCATTACCCACCATACTCGCAAGGAAATCAGTAGCAATACACGTCAACAGATGTCCTCTTTTGGAGGATTCAGCTATCAGTTCCGCTTTGTTTAGGGCTTCTTCGACAACTTCTCGCTGTTCCTCATACAACGAGAAGGTTAGCATCTGGGCGTCCCCCTCTTCTTCTACAGAAACGTCAGCAGGTACTGTCACATCCATAGATGACGTTGTTGTCGTCGCGGTCGTTTTCTTCTTCTTCCCGTCTACGAAAGCTTTATGTGCCTTTGACGTTACCCCGTCTAAGTCCCTATAGGACATTTTTCGCGCCCTAGATATCCAAGATCGAATCGACGATCTTGTTGCGACCCCGTGTTTACATAGCAATGTTGCCTTTGAGAAGCCAATATCAATAAGGTCTTCTTGGCTTACACCAAACTCCTTAACTAGAGTGACCCAAACCTTACGTAAACGTTCAGCTTGCTTAACGCTGTCGCCGGTTTCGGTCTCAACATATTCTTTGAAAGAATCGTAACCCCATTTAAGGTGGTGTTCGCAATGGAACACTATATACAAAGCTTTGCCTTGCGCGAGGTACTCCCGCTCAAGACGTTTTGCTCTTTCGCGAATCTCTTCACGCAATTCGTCGGGTTTTTTCGGCGTCAAAAAATTTTCTTGATCCGGTAAGTCGTCATCTTCCATCATTTACTCCTTCTGAAATGTTTTACCGATAGCTAAGGAGTCTTGGCGACGAAAAATAAAAGATTTTGATTTTATGTCTCACAATCCCATGGCATCGCATAACCAATATCACGACACGCCTTATCAAGCAACCATAGCGCGTCGGCTTCATCATCGGTGCTTGGCTCCCGCCTCATCGTCTTACGAACAGACTCTACCATCATTTCTTTACTGGCGTTACCCTTACCTGTACCGTGTTTTTTAATTTGTCCTACCCCAACACCGTCATACCCTATATCGTTACGCTCTGCCCATGCCAAAAGATGGGCCAAGAAACCCCCATATTGGTGAGCGGCATCAGTACCTAGATGGCGATGGACAGCTTCATAAACGATGTGGTCTGGTCTCGGCAAGGAGTCAAGCTTGGCGGTAAACTTGTTAAATCGAACGCCCCATCCTTCTTTGCGCCTCTGCGCCTGGGTTTTGGGCGACAACTTCCAGACGCCCGAAGCGACTGCGCCGTTCTCGAAGTATGCGTAGCCTGTAGAACCCCCTAAATCAATGGCTAGAATGGTCATAGTCGCCATCGCCGCACCTTCCACATTTGTCTTCGTCATGCGCCTGATTGTTCTTCACGATAACTCCTATCCCAACGTCTCTCTCATGTGTCACCTATCGCTTTCAGGTCCGACTTGATGGTTTCGATACTCACCATGAATCGCCGCGCTAAATCCTGAATACTAGGCGGCTCTTCACCATCCATCGCCTTCTTCACGAGAGCTTGTCGCGCCAGCTTACCCGCTGACTTATTACGCCTAAAGTTCGTCTCTCGATACTTGGTAGTGAGTTTCGGTGTGGGATCAACCCATTGACCTCGCGCCTGATTGTTCTTCACAAGACTCTATGGCGAAGCACTCGTCTTTCACAGGACAGCCCTTAGCAAGCTCGCACTTCTTAGAAGAGCAGGATCTTGGATAATTCTCAATAATCTCTACCGAATCGTTTTTAAGATCGTTGATCGCCTTATGGTGGTAGTAAACCATGCGCTCAACTCTACCCCAAATATCATCGTCCCAAGGAACCCTGAAACACTTTGCTGTTGCGCCTGTACACTTCCAAACACCGCCCGGTCTTCTCCAACTTGCAAGCTTCCCTTTTTGAATGTAAACAATAAAAGCCTCTTTTAGCTTTAGCCCTTTCATATAAGCATGGGCCTGAATAACATGAGCTGGGTCTGGAAAGTGTATGCCTCGAAACTGCGCTATACTTTTGGTCTTAAGCTCAAAGACTCTGTCCTCCCCCCTCCACTCAACAATCCCATCGCAAGAGCCTGTAACCTTAACGCTCTTTATATAAACACCAACCTCTTCATATCTAAATTCGGCTTCACCGCATGATGGACAAGATGTTGGCCGCTCTATTATCTCGGCTGTCGTTTTATGTTTACAGGCCACACAAGACCAGTGACCTTTAAGTCTGCCCCAGTTAGCGAGATAATTATCCTGCCAAAGTTGATGCAGTACATGACCTTCATCTGTCGTCTGCAATCCCCCTGCGGTAAACTCCCTCGGCACCGACTCGATGGTGTTATTTGCGCAGAGTATTTCACGCCTGCCGCACGTCTGCCAAAGCGAAGACGCATGAAGACCGCCCGTCCTGGTCTTAACAATATCTGGATGACCTGACGCCATCCAATCATAAAGATCAGCTAAAAACTCGTCTCCTAAAACATCTTTCAAAGGTGTTTTACTCCTAATTGTCTTCTTAGGAGTTACGGGTTTTTTCTTAGGCTCATCGTGGCCCAACAGGTCCACCAAAGATGTTTTCTTATTCGGCTCAAATGCCATAGTTGTGACACCTACATATGTAAAGTAACTCTTTATGATCCGAAATGATGCCCCGCCCTGCGCTGAAGTGTTTATAGTCCTTTGAGAACACTTTAACTTCACCTTTAGCTTCCAGGCACCCTACAATTTCTTCTTCTGATATCTTGGCATTTGCAGTTCTGGAACCTTTACTGCCCATATTGTTATATGAAGTAACTATATACCGCGCATTGATTGACTCTATTAAATCTTCAAATATAGCTGGTGCTTTTTTTGTGCAGTACAAGCTTCTCAAATGCTCTCTATCTCTCATCTTCTTAGTTATACCAATTAGTTCTGGTTTTTGCCAGCAAGCAATATTTTCTAATAAATGATATAGAGAACCATACTGGCGAGAATTGTATGGTGGGTCCAAATAAACAACGTCGCATTGGATTTCTTTTGCCAAGACATTCGCGTCTTTATTAAAGATCTTGTTATTACTATTCTTACTGTTATCAATAACAGGAACCTTCATCTTTAACGGCTCAGAGGAGTCCAAAACCTTTCGGTAGGCGTCGAAGTGGCCGCATGTGTTAGCACTCTTGTCGATGGCATAGATCAAGGAAGTAACAAGGATCGCGTATTCTCTAAAGCCAACAGTATTAGCTATATAAAGTCCTTCGATATGCTCTCTTATGCCGCCGATAGTAAATGCGTTGTCAAGAGTAAAATAGCTATCCGCAAAGTTTTCCGAGACATAGTTTGGTTCTCGGAATGTTTTACTGTTTAGTTCTGAGATTATGTCCTTAATTATTTCAATTCTATAAGGTTTATCAGAAAACCATGTTACGTAAACTAAATAGTTCGAGTAGAGAAGATCGTTTATGTATAGGGGTCGGTCTTTGGTGTTGAACTGATGGGCGACTGCGCCGGTCCCGGCGAATAGGTCGCAGAAAGATTTTATAGCACCGCACTCAAGTTTTATTTGAAAATCAATGAAGCGCAACAACTTAGATTTATTTCCAAGATATCTTCTGTTACCTATTACAACCGAATTGTCGTCAGTCTCTGTCATGCAATACTACAAGATCCCCCTCCGCAGGCCACTTCGCCTTGGGGTTGGGTTGTATCTTCTTCCTCGTGCATTTTAGTCCAATCAACACGGCGATAGCCATTAATCAATCTATTCCATTTAATCTCGTCTTCCGGTGTCACAACCTCCTCACGAGGCGCAAAGGGGAAATTCTTATCAAGAGTAAAAGGAACAAAAGTCATGGCCGCAATCCGGTGTCTATTCTTCCATACCTCTTCAATTACGTCTTCCACCTCGTCGTCACGAACAGTAACCGAGCAAGAGACGTTATGAGTAGCCCCTGGCGACATAGAAGGATCAGCGGTGCCGGGAACAATCCAATTAGTATAGGTAGAAAAGACTCTGCTAAGGAAATGCAGCGCCGGTTCTTCCTTAACAGTAACCGCTTCTTTTGGTGCTTCTATCGGGAAAACAATAGACCAATCCCCGTTGGGTTTTACCTCAACCATATGAGGGTTTTTATCACGAAAATAAACAGCCGGAGCCTCAAACTTGTTCGCTGTTATTCGCCTAAAGTAACGTCGTGCATGATGAGGATGGATGCCCGATCCTACGACACCCAGGACAACCGAAGCCGTCCCTGATGGCTTTATTGTTGTCACACGCGCTGCTGGACGAATATTGACAAGGGCAGCATATTGACGATTTGTCTCGACAGCTACCTGGGCTGCTTTTTTCTGCGCTAAAGGATCGAATGCAAGACGTGGGTTATCGGCCATGCCCGTCATACTAACACCAAGAAGAGCTTCCCGGCGCTGTACTGCCTCGGACACTTCACCGAGATAAGGAAATTTGTTATACGCTGCCTGTAACGTTCCGATAAAAGCGGCAGCACGAGCGGAAGCAAAATACTCCTCTTCGTTTTCAATACGAGCCATATTGATTTCTGTCAAATTACAGAACGAAACCCCTTAGGATAAGATCCCATTACTTCACGATACTGTTCCTGGGTAATTGTTGGATTCAAGCTGATTTCGCCGCATGGATTGCATCCATAATCGGGGTTATCTGTAAACAGAAAGCCGGGGTCGCCATAAGATTTTTGCGATAGTCTCATCAGCCTCATGAAAGGTCTTTTGGTGATCTTCCTGCGCAAAAATACAGCAGAGTTATTAGCCATCTGCCGTTGATCATTAAGACCAGGATCGTTAGGGCCGGTCGATGGACGGAAATTATCAGAAGCTTTCGCCCGCATCATTTCCCCGTCGTCAGCGGAGAACAAGGAAATAAGGGAAGACCTACGAATACCCCCAGCTAACACAGCCAACGCTGTAAAGCACATAATATCGTGACACTCAATAGGCCGCAGCTTACGACCCTTCGCGTTTGTAAGTAGTGATCGAACATTCTCAAGGCATTCACGAAGAGGTAAATGCCCTGGAGCTTTACCGCCTGAAGAAATGAAAGAACCCTCCCCACGAATATTAGAATAATCAAACTCAACCCAATACCCTTCAACATGAGATTGTATAAGCTCACCAAGGGAATCGCCCCAACCCTCTATAGAATCGTGGACAGTGTAGTGCTTGACTCTCTTTGAATCTATTCTTTTCATCTCAGGCAATTTATTTACATGTTGCCATTGAACACTGAAACCAACACCGCAACCGCAAAGCAATAAATAGAACACTTCTTGAAAGGTGCGAATACGATCAATAAGAGTAAAACAGCAGTTGTAAAGTCTAGCATTATGCTGGTCAACTGGTGGGCCTGCAAATTGCATCGATCTCATACTAGGCAAGACCTTGCGATCATAAACAAACTTAAACGCAATGTTAATATCTTCTTCAAGGTAAGGGAAACGTGCTAGATGCATATCACGCACTCTTGTCACAGTCTCCTCGTATGTCTCTCGGCGTCCTTCTTCGGCGTTATAGCGAGCATACTTAGCGGAGTGTATGTAATTCGCCATAGCAATGTTATCAGGCACTAAACGATCTTCCCTGGCTTGCTCGCGAGTTTGACGATACCGAATATAAGAACGCGCCGCCTCGTTAAACCCATTATCCATAAGAGTATTTTCAACAACGTCTTGGACGACTTCAATGTCAACGGACCCACTGTTATCTGGTTCTAATTTCTCCACCACTTTTTCAGCAAGCATTTGTAAATCGGGCATCTCTATAAAGTTATGAATATCAAGGAAAGAACAACCCATCGCTTTCTTTATTTTACGTATATCAAATTTCTGTAAATCACTGCTTCTTTTGCGAATAAACAACACTACATCGCTCCTTACCTTTGTTTGCATTGATTCCTCCTTATGCTAGTAAGAACTAAGAAGCGCCTATTATAAACACTTTATTTCTGGTTTTGCGAGCCTACGGTAAACCATATTGTCGCATTTCTTCCGGTGACCTGACATTCCCTTGGCCCCCCTCTTGTCACAAGACCTTCTTTTTCCAATTCTGGAAGTCTCCTGCCTATTTTTCTACTATCCCTATCTTCGGCAATAAGAGCCAACTCATTTGCAGTCTTGCCGGGATTATTAGAAACAAATCCAAGCGCCCTCAATTGACTACCCCTACGCTTTGGTGCAAAATAAACAGCCGCCTCTGCTGACGTTGAGGGATGGCACTTACGGGCCATCGTCTTAGAAACAGCGTCAACAATAATTTTGTAGCTTATCGTTGTCTCGCAATCCTTGCATCGTAGACCAACACCACGCTCAATAGCAATAGAAACGGCACCTGAGTCCACCCCGCGCCCGCAACCTGGACATTTCATAACAACCTCCTGCATAGTTAATAACTATAATGTTATACCGAGGAGGAAGATGATATGAGGATGAATTCTCACAAGATTATTCAAGAATCATAGCTTCTTTAGGAGGGGCAGATACCTGAAAGATAAATCGGTTTCTTTTGATAATTAAGCAGCCAGAAGCAGGCTGGACCCAATATCTTGTATTCCTAAACCACTTAGTACGACTCCTGCACCATCGAAGAGCCGTCGCGGTCGAATCTTCAAGGTCAATAACAAAATCGCTGCAAATGTCCTCGTTGAAGTCAATGATGTCTTCGCCTAGATAATTAAGATTATAATATCCACCAGCAATCCTTAAAGCCAACTGGTTATCGAAAACGCGCCAAGACAACTTATCAAGATCCTTTTCTGATTCTGTCAGCGACATAAAATACTCATCCACACTTCGCAGAGTCAAAGACAACGGCAACGGCTTAATGGTGATAGTATCCTTTTTTTCTATTTCTAATAATAAAACTCGTTGAGTCAGATTATTAATAAGTTCCCTATGCTCCTCATTCCTAATACTTAAAGAGGCGGCATAGCGATTGACATTGCACTCTAATTTACTAAAGCGCCCATCAACAGCCGAAGAAATATCTTCCGAATTTTCACAATCAGTATCGTCGTCTTCTGTACAACTCATTTGATACCCTCAACAATCTTATCGAAATCGTCTGCTGGTATCAAAACCCAATCTTTGGGTACCGGCGGCGATTGACCCTCAAAGCATATCTCCATGATAGGCGTCAATCCCGAAGTAAGAGCTTGTTCTACGATTTTAATTAGCTCAGAGGATTTTATGAACCGCCCGCCTCCCCTGGTAGTCTTGGCTTCGCGCAAGAATTTAATATCTCTAAGATCGGCAGGGCGACCTGGTTTTGAGCCAGACCCTCTCACACGTTTAGCGCCTGTACGCTTTGCTATCCTCTTCTCGTGAGATGCACCACGGCGACCTGTCGTCATCGCCTTGTCAAAATTCGGTTCGGCACGACGGCGCGGTCGATTGAAGTCAGGACCAGACACCTCAACCCTCTCTTAAAACAGTTACAGTCGCATTGCTCGACTCAGTCCAATTATAAATCGTCACGTCGTTGGGGTTTCGCCATGCAACCACGCCCCCAAAACCTGGGGGGGATAAGTTCTCAGGTATCACCCAATGGCATTGACGCTCAAACGCCTGCGTTATCGTAACACCATGCGGCCTAGTCTTCGTATAAACAACAGCGCCCACCGCTATCAACATCGTGTCAAATACCCTTACCGCCATAAACCCACCTAACTTGAAATATAATATCCCAAATAAATATAATAGCTGAAAAGCTCCAAACCACGCCATGCCATGCCGCACCAAACCCTAAAATTAACTTCTACAAAGCTCACGAATGAAAACGTCCCAGAGCTTTTGTTGAGCTTTGTCGTCGTTTCTAAAATTCTGCATAACATCGTCGTTTATGCGTCCATTGCAAAACTCTGTTTCTCTTTCTTCGTCGTTCTGCGCCCACCCTTCGGGTATTTTCAAGCAGCGGCCTTCTTTACCTGTTGTGAGAAGCCCATACCTCTTTGCATACATCCACATCGAAGCAGCATTATCTGGATCACCTTTTCGCCGTCCGTGCGTGTTTTTAAGCCAGTACCGATAGGTACCCGAACGTCCGGGTGGGCAACATGAAGACGTTGTCACCCTATAATCAACCTCTTGATAATCGGGTGTAGCGTCTAGCTTCTTGGCACCTTCCATATCGCTTTTTTTAAGGTCTGTAAATGTCCCGTCAGACTTCACTGACCGAAATCTCCATTTGCTTTTAGAAGACGAAAACCGAATATCCAAGCTGGTTGCAAAGTTTTGTCCTTTCCCTCCAGGTAAAGTTTCCGGTATGTATTGACTAAGAGTACCACGAATTTGATTGATAATTATTATCGTAGGCACTTTATTAACGTCTTCAAAGCCCCTTTGAGAAAGAGCTATAACCCATTTCCTCATAGCTTTATTAACAAGCTTTGCCGAACGCCCTGGCAATTCACCATCTTCTGTTGGTTTTTCAATCTCAGCACGAGACACCATATGAGCAATAGAGTCAACAATAACAAGGCCAATACCTTGACGAATAGCCATATCAACTAGGTCAATAACCTCATTACCAGAATCAGGTCGTTGAAATAACACAGCCGACATATCAATGCCATGATCCGTCATCCAATCAATCATTAAAGAATCAGCTAGTTTATTTTCTAAGTCAGCAATAAGCGTTCCTGCTGGTCGTCTATGACTGCATTTACACGGCCCTCTTGCAAAACAATAGGCGCAGTGTTTTTGCCATGCAGTAATTGTATTTAAGCAAGATCCCGATTTTGTTGATCGAGGCGTGCCCCATGCCCTTGATATACGTCCACGGGGCCATCCGCCGAAGGTGGCAATGTCGAGAGCGAAGTTCCCAGTGCTTATCCTTGGATATTCCCGTGAAGGCATATCTGAAGCCCTGATAATAGATTTGGTCCATCGTTTTTCAGCTTGCAATTGAAATAACTGCAACGGATCAGGCGGAACAGATACCTTCGCAGCAACTTTTTTAGTTTTCTTCGCCATTATCCCCATCCCACTCAACATTGTTATCTATTAACCAAGTAGCGTCGGGGTCAGGCACATAAGTAATATCCACTTCCCCATTTGCTGTCACAAGCCATCCTTCTGGCGTTCTCGCTATATATAAGGAAGGAAAGTTATAACGACTCCAGCCATCCGGCCCTTCCTGCTCAACTCTCTCCCAAATGAGCTTCTTCATTTGTTCCCCTTATAAATCCCGAAGTGAACCAAGAAATTCTCTCATCTCAGGTAACTCCCCGACGAGATGTTGCTTTGCCCGCTCGTAGGCTTCAACTCCTGCTTCTTCAATGAATTCTTTGTAGGCTGGAATTGAGTATTCAATGGCAACAGTGATGCTCTGGTAGGATCGGGACATGGTGACTCCAACTCTAGCCGTTGCGAGCGCCGGAGTCGTCGCGAACGAATGTATCTCAACAATCTCTTCGTCTCCAACATCGTCCTCATCCTTAGCCTTACCCCTTGTCATCTTCACCTTACGAAAAACTTTAAGCTTAGTCGGAACGATCTTACACTCAGGTGTTGTTTCCTTCATTTTTTCCCTCTTGACGTAGATTTTCTACTTTTTGATATTACATTATTCTTTTTAACTTGGGTTACCTCACAACCTAAATCCTCGTAAGCCCAAATCCGCCTATCTGCTTGTTCTGAGGCGTATTGGACTCCTGATTCAGTAATGTCAACCCACATTAAAGACTTTCTACCTTCTGGCCCCTTATCGCGAAGTCGCCCTATGGGTTGGAGCGGTTTTGCTAATGGTGTCACCGCAAAGCCTGTATCTAAGTGAGGCGCGTTGAATGCGGTGGACGCCATTGAATAAGTCGAGAAAATAAAGTCGGCACCTAGAGCTTCTTCGAGCGTGGCAATTCTTTTCCTCATGTCTTTAGGCTCGCCTTTTTGCTTGCTCTTAGAGATAAAGAGAGCTGATTTTGTCTCAATCTTGGCCTTTTCCATCTCTTTATCGAAAACTTCTTTCAGTTGTAAAAGATGTTTTCTGTAATGAGAAAAGACGATGGCTTTCCGGCCTTTTTTCCTGGCGTCTACAAGGAGTTTGCCGATCATGACATTGCGTCCGTGATCTTTTGACACAACCATCCGATACTTAGTCAACTCAGGCTTTTGAGAAGGCCAAGCGGCGTATGAACCTCTCTTATATGTAGTTTCGTATTCAACAAGTATGACTTTTGGTTTGGCGATGTTTTCGGTCTTATTAATAGTATGCCCAACAGCCCCGAAGTTCCAAGAGATGATAGAACCTAAACCATCTTGGCGACTTTCATCCGCGCTCATTCCTAATCTATATCGAGCTGGAAATCTCTGGAGAATCGTCTGCCATACAGGTGCGCCATAACGATGGACTTCATCAGCAACAATAACCCCAAATTGTTCAAAAAGCTCAGGTGGAAATTCTCGACCAGAGTAGAGAGTTTGCACCGTCATTATGGTGATAGCTTTACCTAAATCGCACCGACCCTCTTTAACAATTCCAATGTCCTCTGGCTTGATACCAAAACATAACTCAGCATGTTCAACCCAATTGTCAATCATATGTTCGGCATAAACTAGAACACCTATAGACTTCTTGAATCTCGCAGCAACAGCGTATCCCAGAATAGTCTTACCACACCCTGTAAAAGCCTTCAGGATGCCAGCCTTATAGTCAGACAGATGGGCATACATCTTATCAACAGCCTCTGGCTGTCCTCGTTTCGGATCAAGAGTGACTTTCAAATCAAAAGTCTCATCCAACCCTGTAACGTCTCTCTGTTCAGACTTCAAGTATAAATCGTGGTCAAAGTATCTTGGCATCCATAACCAGTCGCCATCTTTGACATAGCATTTCACAGTCTCGTCTGAACCTTTATACTTGCGTTGAGTAAGTGTTAATTGCTGAATCAAATAATTCTTATCTCTGCTTTTTAAGTCTGGTAAATAAACCACAACTCCTGATTTCGCTAATGATTCTATATTTACCGGCTTCACCACTATACCTCCATAACAGTCTATGTAGTTATACCGCCAAGACATAAGATTCGACGAAGATATTTATTAAGTTTTTATGAATACAAAATTCGCTGTTCGCGAATAGCAAATACTTTTAGTCATTAATGTATACAATCCCAGGTTCTACCCGACTGACATGTAGCCGTTAAGGGGACCAGAAGCTCTGCGGCACTACAAAAAGACCCCTCCACCATATCCTTAATTTCCCTGTCAAGACAAGTCGGGCCTGCCATAATTATCTCGTCATGAATTTGAAGAAGGAATTTAACTCTTTTCCATTGTTTCCTGGTTGCTACACCGCCAAATTCAACCTTATTAGAACGTCTACGCATTATCCCCCTCATAGCAATCTTCATAATATCTTGAGAAGATCCTGAAACAGCAAACTGAATAGACTGTGTGACAGCTTTGAAGTCATTAAACTTATACTCTTTATGAAGACGCCTTCGCCTTCCTGTAATCGTTGTAGTTACGAAATTATTTCTTGGTAACCTAACAGCATGTTTTTCATGAAATTCTTTAATACCATAATAAGATCGAAACCATTTATAAGACAGCTTTTGAGCATAAACTTTGCGGGGAACGCCTCGACTATCATAAAGACCAGCATTTGAGCAAAACGTGTATGCACCCATTCGATAAAGAAGACCAAAATTAAGCGTCTTAGCTAACTGGCGGGGAACTCCAACGTCCTCGGCGGTCCTTTGGTGAATATCGCAGTGACGGCACCGACCGCTATCCTTATATAAATCGCAACCACCTATTCCTTCACGACAAACATTTCCAGCACGGTATACCTCAAGCATACTTTTATCTTTAGATAAATGAGCCGCAACCTTTAACTCAATCTGATCATAGTCGCAACCGAATAGGCGCATGTCACACTCACCCGATAAGACCGATTCTTCTAAACCTGAACAGAATGCCTTACGGATCAATCCTTTCTCTCTTGGTTGATTCATAAGATTTACAGGGTTTGAACTGCTGAGACGACCAATAACGGTGCCAGTCTGATTAAAATGAGCGTAGAGCCTACCGTCCGGTTCTTGTTCGACCACCTTGATGATCTTTTTAGCAAATGTAGCGTCAATGGTATCGCGGCTTCTCCAATCTAAGATGCCTTTAACAATGATAGGCTCGGCAACTTTGAACCGTTGTAAGACTTTATTACTCGTCGGCAACTTTCCACCTGGAGTCCTTTGTAGATCGTCACCTTCTAATTCAAGCCCACCAAGCTCAGGAGTGGAATACAAGAGATGAGCTACATCTTGAGGCGAATTGAAGTTAGGCGGCTTTGCCGACCAATCTCTTCTCGCTTCCCCTTTTTTTACACTCGAAGCACCTTCTTTTGAACCATCCCCCCAACCAAATAAAACCTGTCCATCCAAAGCAAGCTCGCTATCTTTTGGGTCAGGCAGTCGTCTCAAAAGCTCTTTAGTGACGCTCTTATAAATCTCGATCTTCTCTTCCCCTAGACGCTTACTGACACAATCTAAATGCTCCCAATCTATGAAGACGCCTTCACCCTCCATCTCAGTAATAATCTTAGTGATGGGCATCTCAATATTCCAAAACACCTTTTCAAGTCTACCGCTTGGATCTTGACGACGAATTGATTTCATTGACCAATCAAACAGCTTCCAGGTCCATTCGACATCGTCCATTGCATACGCGCCAAGGGGCATACATGACCAATCGTCGGAAAAGTATTCGTCATTGTCTACCTTCCGTCGTCTTCGGGCGCTAACGGCGCTTCTGGTCCCGTCACCCCAGCCAAAACCAAGGCGATCCGTGTAATTCACCATAGCCTCTTTATACGACGTCATCTTATACTTAAAAACCCGCTCGACGCTTTGCTTCAAACCATACCGGCGCAAGGTTTCGTTATGAATATAGTGAGCGACCATTGAGTCGGCCCACTTACACAAGATGGGTATACCTTCTTCAAGACCACTTGCTTGTCGAATAAAGCTGGCGTCAAATTTAATATGATGCGCCAAGCAGGTTATGGAAGGTATCGAGAATAACTCTCTGAGACCCTCCATTATTTCCTCTTGATCGAGTGGTTCCCTTAGTGACTCCCATTCCTGTTGCACTTTTGAATTGCAAACAGGGCATTTATTAGTGGCCTTGATTCTAAGAGCTTCCCAATCGCAATGAGTGCAGGAAGCACGAACGACCACCATGGTATCCTTTACGAATGGATACCAAACCCTTTCTGCTGGCAGGTCTTTTACGGGGGGAAGATAAAAGGAGATACCGTCAATACGGTCGCGACGGGGGTTTAGACCTGTTGTCTCAAGGTCGAACGTAAATATTTCGCGCTTCTCAGCGCCTTTGATCAAATCCGAGATTTTCATAATCCCTAGATCAGAAAACTCCTCGATGGATACCATCGCAAGCCTCCGTTTTCATTGTTTGTGTAAGGATTTATCGCCGCTTTTTATCAACGAATGTTTTAAGAGCGGAACCGCACTTAAAGCTAACCGTCTTTGAAGCTTTGATCATAATTGATTCCCCTGTTTTCGGGTTTCTCCCTTTACGTTTTTTACGTTTCTTGACATTGAAAGAACCAAATCCAATAAGCTGGACCTGACCGTCTTCTTTAAGACCATTGGTGATAGACTCTAAAACTGTTTCTAAAACCCGACCCGCTGCCGCTTTAGATGGAATTTCACTGCTATTTTCCATAATAGCAGTTACAAGCTCTTGCTTATTCATTTTTGGTTCCTTTCGATGAACCTGAAAAGATTGTTTTAATTGACCCAACCCATTTCGATACCGTCAGGCCAACTAAAACGAGTTTAACAATTTATCAGAACGGTACTTCTTCTTCCGGTGCTGATCGTCTGCTTTTCTTTTTAGGCTCAGGCTTATCCCACTTGTTTGGTGGGGCTACATGACCTTCAAGATCACGAGCTAACTCTTCCATCGCCTCATACGAATAGGGAGCAAACAGTTGATCGTAAGAGACGGGCTGAATGTACTCTTCAGGGGAAATCCCCTTACGGGCAGCGGTCTCCTCAAATTCCTTTAGCATCTCTTCTTCAGTCAAGCGTTTCGTAGGTGTGTGGGCGCTACCAATACGAGGTGACTTTTGCTCTTTGTTGCGCCTAACACGAATCTGATATCCTCGGAAGTCGGCACCTACACCGCCATCCTCCTCGTCATCGTCCATCATTTGCTCAAAATCTGGAACTTTTCCCTTATGAATCAACAATACGCGCCGATTATCCTTATAAACGGTACCGGCGTTACGTCCTTCATCGGGAATGAATTCTGTACGATCAATACAGGAGCCAACAAGATACCAAGTAGGGTCGCCTACTTGGTCACACAAAGGGCATCCTTTGCTATCTACATGCGCTCTACAAACAGCGTAGTTATCCCTGGACTTCTCAAAATAGAACCGTGGATGCAATAATAGGTTGTAACCCAAACAACCCTTGTCTAACATCACGATGTTAGTCTTCCGGTCATTAAAGATGTAGAAAGGTTTGATTCTTTTACGACCTGAATCAAATACCTCATACATATGAAATGGATGTTCCTCGAATTTATCCGAGTCCACTTTTCGTCTCGTTGGAGGGGGACCACCACCTGGACCCCAGTACTCTCTTTTTGTTGACTTGCTCATTGAGCTTCTCCTTGAATCCTGCACCATTGCTAGATCCTATAATGTTATACCGCTAACAAAAGTAATCTAGCGATAAAAAATAGATGTTTCTCGTAAAACTTTTCGTAGTAGTACAAAAAACTGTTCGGCCATATCTTCGATTTTCGATACGACAACATAATTCGCAAAATAATTCTTGACGTGATCTGTACCCATGCCGACGCCTATTACTGACACACCCGCTTTCTCTACCCTCTCTACTGATCTTTTAAGATGCGAGTCCAATACAGAGCAGGTCTCTGGAGTTGAAGCCGGTACGCCGTCGCTGAACATAATAATAATAGGCTTCGCCCCTACAGCAGCTTGAGACAACACCCTATGAGCCGCCCATAACAAACCTTCACCATCCACATTTTGATCCGCATAATTCATCTTACCCAACGCAACAAAGCGGTCTCTCGATTGGTTATACCCTTCTCTAACCTGCTTAACTACTAGATGTAGAAGAGGTCGAACACGATCATAGGCACCACCCATAGATTTATGCTTAGAGTAAATATCCCCGCTAAAATAATCCCGTGTCGTAAAACCCAAGCATTCATGATCAACATTAATCAAGTCAAGTGTCTGAGACATCGCCGCTGCACATTGAGCGGCCAGATAAATGTTCTTGTAAGCGCCGGTACGAACATACATCGATGAAGAACAATCAACGAGTAGGCTAACAAAGGCATTAACAACAATCGCAGGGGTACGATTCTTAAAAACCCTATTCGACCCAAACGCAACCTTAAATAATGATCGTCCGTCGATCTTACCCTTCTTTTTATGTCTCACAACCTTCCGACCTACCCCTTGGAATTCCATAAGAGTCTTCCGGCGCAAAACAGGCACTGTTGCCTTAACCGAATGCAGAAACTCTTCCCTGTCTCTCCAACGAACCGAGTTAGAGTCTATGACCCTGACTACGTCTTGATCCGTATCTGCGAGATAAAAGTCACGCGAAGTAAACTTTTTATCACTAACAATACTCTTGCGAACATCCGCGATAGCAGAATCCTTAAGCAATTTAGCTAACTTACGAAACTCTTTTTTTGTCGGGTCTGATTCGCTTTCAGAGGGAGCTTTATCCTCCGATGTTGACGACAAGTCTTTATCCTCACTAATTTCGCTTTCATCCGGCTTGCCAGCATCTCCTTCTGAAGAAGATTTGTCCTTCTCACCTTCAGGCTTTTCGGGGCTTGCAGACGGTTTTTTTCCTTTTTTGCCCTTCTTGGGGGTGTCCTTCTCGCTATTAGTTCGCACCTTTTTGCAATCTGCGCTTTTCTTTTTGGGCGACTTTGTATCCGACTTAGCCCAATGCGACCAACGTTCTTTTAACTCTTTAGACTTTGTCACAACCTCATAAGTCGTGGGCAATCCTTTAAGAGTAGGAATGATGTCATCAATCTCATCGAACAATTCATCAACGTCTTCGCCAACCATACGAAGCACTTTTGACCGCTCGTGACCGAAGGTAAGAAGGGTTACACCAGCGAGGGCGCGACTTCTCTTCGATTCTTCTGAGCTATCCCTGCTCTCCCTGATGCGATCAATAGCTCGTCCTCCACTATTAGCTAGATTCTCACCGCAACCGTAGTATTCGTCAGTTATGAGTTTTTCTATCCTGCCATCCTCGACAACATTAATCAAAAGCTTAAGAAACGGACATTTAATATCTTCAAGAGCTGTAATATCTGTATGCTTAAAGTGTCCTGACTCATGATCACAGTCACCACGAAGATCCTCTAAATCTATGGAGCTTAATTCGTCGGGTGTAGGACGAAGATGCATAACCCTGTTTTTTAAGTCAGCATAAGGCGCGTCCTTAGCGTCATAAACAACATGAACGTCCATCCCAGCCAAACTAGAAGCAGTAACTCCTTGAGCCGACTCAATATACTGTTTAGGTCTCACAATGCCCCCAGTGGGGTTTCGTATTTCCCGCCATATACTCTTTTAAGTATTTCCTCAAAAGAGCAACGATCCTCCATAGTAGCTCGATTTAACACGGAAAATGTCCATGCGTCTTCCGGTGACATCCCAGCAACTAGGTTTCTACTTACAGCTAAAGTACGGCGTAAAGAAACAGACATCATGACTTTTTCGCTATCAAGAGCTTTACGCATTAAATCCGCAGTCTTAACAACGTTCTCGGCATATTTCATGGGCAAGCCAATACGCTTATTAATAATGAGTGACTCCTGGTCTTTGGTGGGGTAACTAACCCGAATAAAACAATTCCATCGATCAAGGAAAGCTTCATCCTGCAAGGCTCGACCATGGTAAAGACCCATAGAATCACCTCGTCCTTCGGTGTTTTGGGTGCCTGTTACTCGAAAATTGTCGTGGCGATCAATAGACCCATCGTACCCTTTTCTAAGGATCTCCATAGAACGACCATCAATGATCCTATAAAGCGCATAACAAGCCTCTGGAGGCACTGCGTCTGCCTCATCCAGAAGCAAGCCATAACCTTTCTCAAGGGCAATTGCAGGAGCAGCAGGATTAAATACGGTCTTCATCCCGCCCGACTCAGTATCAACTAGATCTGTCACACCCTCTAGGTCATCCGCTGTTTGAGACGGGTTACAAGAAACTATAAGCAATCTTTGATTTAACTCTTTGAAGAGTTGTTCGACTGCTTCAGATTTGCCCGCGCCAGCAGGACCGATAAGAAGAACAGACAACCCCGCTTTTACGAACTTTCTAAAGTTATTGAACCAATCAGGATAGAGGAAAAAGTTATCGTCTATCCCTTCTTTCTCTATCACCATCGAGTCAATCTTGGGTGCGGCACCTTTGATTGTCTGTTTACGTATCTTTCCCATTGAGTCCATATAAAAAACGGACCCTTTTCGAGCCGAAGCTCTAATAAAAGACGGGTGACAAATAAGAGATTCAGCAGAAAGACCGTCTGCTTGCTCTGTTATATCATCGACGCTAAATACTTCCTCTTCTCCTTTTAACATCCAATCAACAACGTCATCACACAAGTATTTCTCCACTGTCCTTTTGGAGTTTATCTTTAACGAAGACCCGAAAGAATCACCCATAGATGTTGATACTTCATTACTACCAACAAACCTAGATCGAAAAGCATCGACAGCCCCTGAAGCTGACCCTTTCAATTTCTTCTTTGTCACCGCTGGTTTTTTATCCCAAGGTTTCTTAGGAATAATTGGTTTCTTCATTAATAACCCCCAAATTAAATAACTTATTTCTATCTTGTAATACCGCCAAGAGGGGTGTTCCAGCGAACATTTCTAAGAATAATAGACGCCGATTTAATAAGATCCCTGATGGCTTCAATACTTAATGACCCTGGGTCTTCACCAATAGGAGTCTGAACAAGCCTCAAAGACAATGGTTTCAACGATTTGACAGCTTTACGTGCCATAATACGACCAGCAGCATCACCATCAGCAAATATATAAACTGTCGAAGGACAACTATTTTTTATAGTCACTACATGTTCTTTTGTTAAACCAGAACCCATACACGCGACTGCGCCGACGTCTCCTCCCATCGCCTGATGAACCATCAAAGCATCGCCTGGACCCTCGACCAGTATCACAGGCTTGCCCGTCTTAAGTAAATGCCCCCCAAACAAATACTTTGACTTATTAAGACCAGAGTAATTAAACCACTTCGGAGACCTATCCCCTGTAATATCCCGACCAGTCATACCAATCAACTTACCGTCATGCCTACGACACGGGAAAACAAGCCTCTCCTTCCTCGGATCGAACCTCAGTCCCCAATATCTACAAGTATCCTCAGACAACCCCCTATCTATGGTGTATTTAGGCAAATCACTAACAAAGCCTAAGTCATCGAAGACACTCTCCTGTAGAATATCCCGCTCATCAGGATCTCTTCTGTTATAAACTGCATTACATCGCTCAACACGTTTTTTCACTCGTAACCGGGCGCGGCCAGTTATTGTTGACCAATCTTGCTTTTCTTGCTTATTTAACCAACTAAGAAGTTTAACAAACTTATAGTCGGCCTTACGCATCGCTACAGCCTTTTCAATAAGCCTAAGTAACGAACCCTCAAACCCGCAAGAAATAGAATGACACTTGGCAACCGAAGGACCGGCTTCCTCGATTTTAATAGAACAAGAATTATTATCGTCGTAAGGGTTAGAATGTGTACTGATAGCTAAGGGGCATGACACTGAGATATGCGGTCCCCTAGACCCACCTATATAATCTCGTGTATATTCAAGACCTAATTCATTACATATTCTCACAATCCCTGTAGAGTCCATCTAACTACCCTTAAACATCAATCTCTTCCCCGGTCCCTGATAATGATTCAACATCTTCAAAAGATTCAAGCTCGGAAAAGTCAGCATTAGCCATATTAAATTTGATTCTGAATCCAAAAGGTATCTTGAATTCATTAGCTTTCAGACAAATAATCGTCCTTAAGTCAGACGGCCCATCATCATCAGCTCCCCCAAAAACACCAAGAACCACCGAAGACGTATCGAAAATAGCAGACGCATACTTTGCCGCCTCACGAGAAGACGACCTAGACGTTGACTTTGCTTCCTTCTTAAACTGACTGGTGATAATAACAGGCACATCGCAGCCGACAGCTACTTTACGGAGACCCTCAATAGCCTCCGTCACCCGCTCCCATCTTGCCTTCCGATGCTCATGGGAATTAAGCAAGTAAACTCCATCAATTACTACCAATCTTGGTTGCAGTTCCTTGCACCGCAACATGATATCCTTGACAGATCGAACCTCGTCACCAAAGAAAATAATTTCAGGCCGCATAGAATCTCGGTCTGCATACTTTTCGCAGAATTCTTTTAACTTTTTTTCCTCAATTTCTGTCAGATATCCACTGGTCAACCGTTCGTAATCCAAACCCAATGAAATAGCGGCTATTCGATCAAGTAAAGTCTCGCGAACTGTTTCCAATGAGAAAAATAACACACACTCACCCAAGCCCAAACTATTGTCCCAGGAATGAACAGCTTGAACCAATGACAAGTGAGTCTTTCCCACTCCCGTCTTAGCGAGTATCGTTGTAATTTGTCCTTTTTGGAATCCTTTACTACGCTTATCCCACGAAGGCCAAGGCGAAGACAAACCCACTATTTCACCGGATCTACGGCGATCTTTTACCAAGTCATAACGACTTTTAATTAGAGCCATCGTATCAGGATTATTGGTGCGTACCTCCTCGGCACGTCTATCCCTAGCTGTATCCAAGAATAACTCCTGAAGAAGCTCACGACTCTTATCAGGGTCTTTCTCGGCTTTAGACGCGATGCCCTCCAAGCCTGAATAAATACTTTCCCGAAGGTGCGTCTTACGTATCGACTCGGCGTATATCTCAGTGTCACACTCCAAATCCCAATCAGGAACCTCAACATCAATAGCAGTAATTATCTCGTGTCTGTTAGGCATACGGGATTTGCCCAAAAAGCCCATGAGATAGCTAAAAGTCTTATAGGTATCAGATCCATACTCACCAAGATACTTGGCTTCGATACCTGCGCGAGTAACCTTTGATAACTCGCAGGGACCGCCTTGCATCATTCCGTGAATAAGCATCCATTCAACTGAAAGACTCATTCGGCACCGCCTCTCCAGTCAACCTCTGCAACCTGTATAGACCGATAAGCGTGTCTTAATATTGTCGATAGATCATCATAATGACTCACTGTCTCGTCGGGACGATTGTTGGTGTTTATGATAGTCATAAGTTGACTATCATAACGATGCCTAATCAAATCTTCTGTCGCTTGCTTAATCTTAGCTGACTCATGACTTGTACTATTCTCTCGTTCAACGCCCATCTCGTCTAAGACAACAAGTTGATAGCGCCGAAGGTCGGCCCAACGATCCTTTTGACTTTCTTCAAAATCAAAAGCAATACGACCAAGATCACGGGCTGACACAAACCGACACCGGCAACCTCTCTTTATAGCCTCGTAAAGAACAGATACAGACGCGCCCGTCTTACCAGTTCCATACGAACCGAACATAAGAAGACCGTCACCGCGCTTATCCCGCTCAACAAGAGTCTCAACAAAAATCATCAGTCCGGCTCGATAGTCAACATTATCTGGCACCTTATCTAAACGACACTGTTGGTATCGTTTAGGAACACCAATGACCCGCATGATCCTCTGAATCTCTTTATCCTTAACAAACTTGTCAGGATTAGTTTCTACAGGCTGTCTGTAGATCCTACCCCCACCTTTATCTATGTCCCAAGGCATAACCTCTCCTTACTCCTTGAAATCCGGCTTTATCAATTTATCCAAATCGTACTTCTCACGGCAAATCTCATCGAAAGTCTTATAAGTCTTGGGTTTTACATTCTTAACAACATGCGAAGAAACCCTTGATGACCCATCCGTAAAACCAGTATCAATCCGCGAAGCCAATACATCCGCCAGACGATACATATGCGAAAGCACCGGATGACCTTCCTTCGGCTTTGGAAAAACCTTGTCCTTGATCGTCGAATAGTCAGCAACCAAAACCTGAGCCATCTTTCTCACAACCTCCGGCTTGTAAACCGAAACGGTCTGCGCCAGATTCTTAAAATCCTTACCAGTAGGCTGGAGCGGTATAGCCGCATTCGGATATGTCTTTAGTAACTCTTCGTTAAACATCTCGAAAGCTTCAATAGGAGTCGTCCCTCCCTTTGGTGTTATCCTCTCCTTGCCTACCTTCTTATACCGACGAGAAGATTTCTCTGGCGATGATTTCTTTGAAACCTTCGGCTTTTTCTCGACATCGAACATAATCCGCTGATTACCATCTTCATCCTGGTCCTTGATAAAGGATTTCCGAAAAGGTAAATCTCTAGCCACCAAATCCGGTCGCAGGCATTCTTCTGTCTTTTCGGATTCTTCAAAAGGAAAATTTTTGTTTTCATCTCCGGCGAATGAGCGAAGCGAATTCGGCAAAAAAGAATTACGAAGTAATTCTTTTTCTCTTCTCTTTTCCTCTCTTATTAAATGTGCGGGCGCGTAGCAAGCATCGTTCCCGACTTCTGACACAGGTAATTCCTTGTCTGTAGAGGAGTCATTTGTTTCGTAGTCACTAAGAGGGACCGCCAGGTTTCTGGCGGGGGGTGCGCCAGGTTTCTGGCGGTTACTCTTTTGGGGGACCGCCAGGTTTCTGGCGGGGGGTGCGCCAGGTTTCTGGCGGGCATCTGTTTCTTTTTCACCGGAGGAATCTGATTTTTCCGGCAATTTTGATGGGACTTTTGCGATGATTTCGCCGGTATTTTTATCAGACCAGATGGCGATGTTTACCTGATCACCATAGACAGCTTCAAGGTCATTAAGAAAGATGACAAGCTTATTGGGATTTTCGGTATCCTTTGCCCGAACCAATAGCTCCTTCTCTTCAAGCTCAACTAAAGTTTCTCTTACGGTACTTATCCCTCTTTTAAGGAATCGAGCCATTTCTTTTATGGTGGTGACGACACGGTTGGCTTTTTGGCTTCGAGCGAGGCAAACGACAAAGCCATAAACCCTTAACTGTCGGTCTGATATATTCGGGTCACACAACACACAATCGTGGATTTTTGTAAAATAACTGCGCCCGTTTTTAAGTTTTTTTGTGGGCGGATTTCGATAGAGAAGAATAAGATCGTTTGAAATAGCGGGTTTGAGAGAGTCGTGTCTTTGATATACCATGAAACGAAAACTCCTGGCCTTGATAATGTTGACCTAGAGCTATATTTTCCGTTATGATCATAACCATGTAGCTCCAGTCTTATTATTAAGGCTTCCTAAAAGTTGGAAATAAACGCTTTTGTCTTATTATTAAGGCTTGCTAAAGTTGTGGAAATAAACGCTTTTGTCTTATTATTAAGGCTTCCTAAAAGTTGGAAATAAACGCTTTTGTTAAGTATCCGCTGTGAGCTAAAGTTGTAAAGTATCTGCGGTGATACCTTTGATTCATAAACAACCCCGGTCATTTCCGGGGTTGTTTGCTGTACGTCTTTGTAATTGGTGTTCTCAGCATCCGATCCCCGGTCTTCTATTCTAACCATCAATTTAACCAGATTACTAGAACATAACCATCTTAAAAGATGATCTGTTATAGACATTAGGATTGAAGGGGAAAATTCATTTGTCATGGAACAGTGCGGCATCGCCGCCATAGAATTCTTGGGAGATCATATGACACACCCCTAATTTCAAATTAGCTAGAATAACGTTCTTTGTTACTAACGTCTCAGGGTTGTTCATAAGAGAGTCTTCGTGATCTTTGATGATCCCTCCCGCCTTGCAATACCACCCTCGAAGCTGATTAACGGTAGGCACCTCATCTGGGTGTCCTTGGCCGCGCTTACTGAGCCATCTATTCTGCTCTAAGATCAAAGCAGCCATGTTTTCGACGTCTCCTATAGTAGCTTTCCTCGTATTATGAAGTAGGACTTTGCTCATATAGGATCTAGCTAAGACAAAGCTAATATCTACCACAGTCACGGTCTCAGGGAACCAGTAGGGGTCTCCCCTTACTTCAGGGTTTGCCCGCGTTTCCTTCAAGATCTTCTTTTCTATCGCGTCAACAAGTTCAATACTGTCTATGTTAAGCACCATTGGCCTCCTTTTTTAGTTATACCGATAAAGAGGCTTGTTTGAATATTAAAAAACACGCCCTTCTTCTTTTTTTACCGGAATTCTGGGTATTTTACATTTCTTATAACAAGTCTCTTTAACATCCCAACAACAACACTCTGTTTCTTCTTTTTTACAACATTTACCCCACGCGATACAAACGCTACAGGCTTTATCCCCTTTAGCGATTTGTTCAAGGGTAGGCTTCCAACAAGGTTGATAGGCTATAAAATCATTCTTGGCGCACTTATCGCAAATACGCCCCTCACCATGAAGATTCCTTAGTCTTTTTAAGCGTTTAGTTGAAGCTTCAGCACGGTTATCGTTATATCCAATACCAAAGCCGACGACAATCAAAGCAAGAGCAGCAAAACCGAAGATATACTTTTTCATAAGATTCTCCTTCTACTCTCACAATGACCACTTTATGACGATTGTTCAAGTTACACTTTTTCGGCGGCGAATATTTCACCCATCAGTTTGCGGGTACCTTTGTTTATCTCGGCAATGACGACGCACTCGTCCCCCGAAAACAAAGCCACATCAGGATGAAACTCCTCAACAAAGAAGTTGATAGTCAAGAGCCAATGGTTATACGTTGACTCCTGTAACTCTTTGTTCGTGCGCAAGATATCTAGCCATTCCAACATCTCCTCCATCTTTGGAATCTCGTGAGGATGAGTTTTCATCCTTCTCTTTACTGCCACCAATCGGCGGCTCCAGTTGTCAAGTTGCTTATGAATAATGCACTTCGGCGCATTAATCCTTTTGAACACGGCGAGAAAATTCTTCCCGCTCAAATATGATCGGACCAATTCGAGTAAGTCTTTCATTCTATTCTCCTTGTTTACATAACGACCTATGGTGATAGGTCTGGGGACAAAAAAATCCCACGCCGTAACATGGGATTTTCATTATCTCTACTCAATAAAATCTTCGTCTTTGCATCGAGCATCGACGATGCCCTTGAATTTGAAGGCATTAGGAGACGCCGACTCAAACATAAATTGTTGGGCCAATCTATTAAGTATTTTCTCTTTCTCCTGATCATTCATTCTTTTACCCATGCTTTCTTTAGATGGCTTGCTTTCTTTGCCTGCCTTGCTCTCTTTATCGGTCTTAATTGGTTCTCGCTGTTGTATTTTGCAAGAGCAGATTTCTCGGACCAATGGCCTGTCGTCTCCACTCTTGTCACAGCTAACCACCCGTGTTGATAACCTGCCGGAGCAACATAAACCCCCGGTACCCAATCAAAACTGGCGCATAAATTTGGATAAGTCATTTTTATTTCCTTTCGTTAGAGTTAGTACATGCCAAAAAGCCCCGTTAGGGGCCATAGTCATGGCGTACCGCCGTTTCTTGCTAATCGGCTCATTTCCACGCAGCGATCCATCGTATTACTGTCGAGTCCTCTTAGCGGCTCCTCGCTGTCCCAAGGGATCGGCAGAGTCGCAAACTCGTTCGCCCATAGGATAGCAATTGCCTTCCGGCTTAGGCCAGACACCGCCGACAATCCGCTGTGCCGGTGTGTCACGTTCCAAGGCCCACGATTCTCTCCCCAAGCGCGATGCACTGCAAAGTGGTCGCCCACTGGAATCGCCTCGACAATCTTTTCGTCGTCACTCGCCAACTTAAGCATGAAGCTCTTGCCGGAAGCGATGCGCTTCGCTTTACCCTCCGCGACCTTATCACGAAAGAACTTTTTCACGTATTCGACATCCCCATCATCTAATTTAGATAGGAGCTTTCCCATCGTAATATCAGTAATTGACACTGATTTGGTTGACATAATAATCTCCTTTGTTAATTGAATTACCATCGGCTAAAAGCCCCGGTCAAAGGGCTTCGTTCATTGCGCGTCGTCGTAGGCTAGTAGCTTCTCGCCAGGGTGGTCCTCCTTGCGAAAGCCCCGCACCGTGATCGGCTTTATGTGCCACGTATCCACGCCCCCTTCGGCTTGAATTCGCTTGCCGAAGCCGACCACGACTTCCGCACCGCAGCCGGGGCAGCGGTAGCGGTCGCCGCTGCTGTAGGCTGTCGGGTCGCAGCCCCCGTGGAACACGGGAAAGCCGTTACGAGTGCAACGCATCTGAAGCCGACACTTAACACAAACTGGTCTATGCAACATTTCCATTCTCCTTTTTAAGTTTGAATTGCCATCGGCTTAAAGCCCCCGAAGGGGCTTAACCTCTCACAGTCTTCAAAATGTATTGAAGCCTTTTTTCAGTCTCCTCCATAACCGAAACCAATGCCAGATTAGTTTCAGGGTTTTGGTATTTATCAAGCCATTCTCTTGTCTTGATACTGGCAAGCTTAATACATTGAAAAGCTTCTTCAGCTTCCGTTACCGCCTCAGATTTCATAATTCCTCCTTGAAAAGCCCCCAAAGGGGCTTTCAGTCTATCTCTAGCTCAACACGCAGAATGCCAATACTAGCTCTGGTCCGATCAATTAATGCCATCATATCCTGAGCATATTTATTGCAGATTGTCGCGTATTCATAATCGACGGCGCAGTCGCCACTTTCAATCAATTCGCTCATTGCAATCAATATGTTATCGAACGTTTCAAGCTCGGCAACTTCTTGGCCTTTAGGGGTTGCCTCGTTACATAAAGTGCATCTGTTTGCGACCAAATTATTCATATCAAAAAACGCGGGTTGGTCCCCCGAAAGCTTAAAACTATCTTTCGGGAATAACGCGGGAAAAAGCTGGTTCTCACAAAGTATACATTTCATAATGATCTCCTTTTGGGTTGTATCCTTATAAAGTAAAAGCGATGATGGACCGAGAAAAACTTCTAAGACCATTGATACCCCTACCTTGTGTTACCGCAAAAAGCCCCCTTAATGGGGGGCAATAGCGAACACGCCGCGCTCATTACATAAACAATACCGAGCATTCTGCGTTAATGCACGGCTCTTTTTTATAAAGAAATGAGAACCCCTGTAAGGGTTGTAAGAAATAGCTTCCAAACAACCCTTACCAATGTTCGCAACAGTGCCGACAACGAACGCATGAACGTTCTTTCTGCGCTGTCTCAGAACCCGCTGACGCCCTTTCTCTGATACTTTGAAGGCGCAGTTCTTGAGACTAATCAAAGACGTATGGTCAACAACTAACCAACGCCCATCGACCTTCTTTTGAACTGAGTAAACGACTAGGCCAGGGCTGGATCGAGTAAGATTTACATACACTCTTACCAACATAATCAGTCCTTCTTAGTCATCATGAATTTGAGCAATTCACGCGCCTTTTGTTTAGCTCCATCCATTGAATTAGCTTTGCAGTCTCGTGTTACAGTGACCTGGACACCCCATTTACCAGTGGAATACTGGAAAACTCGAATATCAGTCCTTTCGTTAGAAGCAAACCTATAACCTTTCACAGTCGGTATGGTACTCATGTCATCGCATTCTTGATCATGCAACGTTCCCCAACAGATATTTTTCATAACAATCTCCTTTTAAGTTTGAATTACCATCGCAGAAAAGCCCCCGAAGGGGCCAATCTACTTGATCTTACTGAAGTTATCCTCCATCCAATAACCAATTTCACTGTCATTTTCAAAATACCCGACAATGCGAGGGCATTTCTTGTGTGTGAGAACAGTCCCCCACTTTTTCGGTCCCTTCATCTCAGGTCGATGGTAGGACGACCCTACCTTTTTATTAGGTACCTGAGCGACTCTTCTCGGTTTTGGATTATGCCAAATCTCGTAAAAATCCGGCGCAACCGCGTAAACCCTGAATCGACCGCTCGCGAGCCAAAGGCAATCAGGGGGGGTCTCCTCCAGCTTCGCTTTTGGCTTCGCTTTTGGCTTCGCTTTTGGCTTCGCTTTTGGCTTCGCTTTAGTTGCCATCTTTAGCCCCCTCAACCGCGCTCCAGGGCAGATTAACACTGATATTAGGAAGCTCTGGTATTACAAGCTCTCGGCGACTTCTAAAAGTCGAGTCGAGCAATTGATACCTCTTGCTATACTCAGTAAGTCGCTTCCCGTCTTCAGTCTTATCCCAGGCTTTGCCTTGGTTATGCGAATAAACAACGATGGACTCTAAGATACTCTTAACACAATCATCGTATGCTTCCATAGCCAAAGATAATTCGTCTTCGGCTACATAACTAGATTTGAGGAAGTGATCAAAATGCTTACTCGCACGTTCGACAGCCCCCTCCGCAGATGCAAATTTCTCAAGCTCATCGTATAGGAACAGATTTTCAATAACTGGCAGCTTTTGATCAGACTCGGTCTCCAAATCTTTCAATCGCTGACGAGCTTCAAGAACATCTTGTTTAAGTTGAACTAAAGAATTTGCAATCGTTGCCATATAGGAAGAAGAGCCTTCGATTGCTTCTGTAAGAGAAGCAATTTTTTGCTCTAACTTCTGATGTTCATTTGACATCAAAATTCTCCTTTCCTCAAAATGAGGATTTTGGTTTTCTCTACCCTTAAAAAGTAAAGTCGATGATGGACGTCCAAAAAACTTTGGGACTTCCTACACTCGTATAAAGAGAAAGCGATGATGGACCGAAAAAAAGTTTTAAGTCTTTTGTTTTTCAGGACTTAAGAAATCTTGTTCGAGGTACCGTTTGAAGACGAAGGGGAGCTTTTGAGGGGATGGTTCTGTTGATCTTGAGCTAGAATTTTCAAGAGATGTAAACGAGTATTTTCCGTGTCCTCTCGACTCCTGGTTATCTCTACATCTTGAGAAGGTAAGTTTTGCTCGGCGACCTTGACTATTTCATAATGATGGCCGGAAGCTGGCTTCCAAGAAATTTCCTCAACGTCGAGATACGGCCCCCCCTCACCATTGGCGAGGAAGACGGCAAAATGTCTTTGTTCTTGTACTTCCCCATCATCAATTTCTGTTTCTTTAACAAAAAAAGCTTCTTCCATAATGTCAATTATTTTAATACCTATTCCATAAACTAATCTTTTAATTCCGTTACCTGGACCTACAAACCTACTTGTCCTTTTCACAGTAGGCTGTCTCTTAAGGGTTGTATTGGTTATAACAAACGGCACTGCCTCCCCTGCCTTAAGTTTTATCTTTTTTATTCCTGTCATTTGGACGCCTCCCCTTATCCTTAGTTTTCTTACGATACTGGGTATCGCATTGAATAACACCTTTTAACCCCATCATTTCAGTGTAATCATATTCAGGGCATACCTTAAAATGAACTTCGCCCTCTTTATCAACGAAGGCGCTTACACCAAGGGCCACATCGTTAATTATTCGGACAAGTTTATGCAAGGCTGGTCGGCTACAAAGCACCATACCGTTTTGTCTCGCCCAATTAATTACAAAAGCTTTTTTCTCTGATTCACTTAATGACATAACGTAACCTCCTATGGTGTAGGATACCACGGCGAAAAAAAAGCCGCCGAAAAAAGAGCCGGATCAGAACATCTCTGCACTGTCCGGCCCATTGTATCTCGTCTCAGGAGGCCACGGATACCTTTCATCCGCAAAGCTAAGGTCGCTATCCTCAACCTCATGGATATGAATCATGGCGTCTACACGTTCAAAGATCTTCCCGTCGCCTTTGTTGTGTAAGGCGCGAATCTCTGTTCGGAGCATTTTCCTGAAATAACCGTCAAATTCTGGTTCTTCTTCTGTCGGTGCAATGCCCATAGGCCACAATGGAATGCGACCAGCGAAGAAGTCCTTTTTTAACTGCTCTTTGTTGCCAGGGTACTCCCAGAGATACTCTCTGTAGCCGTACTCCTCGTCAACGTAAACTTTCATAATAAACTCCTTTATTGAATTTTAATTACCATCGCATTAAAGCCCCCGAAGGGGCTATTTAATTAGGCTGGGGTCCAGCCAACATATGTAAATCGTCCACCGGAACCTTCAAGGCTCATAAGGGCGCTTGTCCCTGCGACCATTTCTTCAGTCTCGTAAACAATTGAGTATTTCTCTTCGCTCGGAAAATTTTCGTAGTGCAAACGAGCAGGATAAACTGGATTTTTATCTGGGTTCATTATTGTTTCCTTCAATTAGGACAGCGCGGAATTGCACTCTCACACATCGCATTAAAGCCCCCAAAGGGGCTAAATTGCTTAGATAAAAGGCAGGAATCGTTCCTCTGCTGATATCTTCTCGACAAACAACTTGCCGAGATTGACAGAAGCCTCATTGCGAAGATCTGAGCGACCTTCTGCAACTTGTTCAAGCCAGTTCACGCAAAGGCGCGTGAAGTTTTGCTGAAGCGTCCTATGGTCACGCGACATTTTTTCAATGAACACTTCTTTAGGTTCATCGTTCATGTTGTTAATAAATCTACTCATGGCCTCGGCCATTTCTTTTCCGTTTAAGGACATAACAATCTCCTTTTAAGTTTGAGTTACCATCAGCTAAAAGCCCCCGAAAGGGCTTAATAGCTTGGACACGATCCGTCGATTGCTATGGTTATCAGGTCCATGCAAACCTTATTAACCACTCCCCAATCGATGTAAGCAGCAACGTCGTCATGGGCAGTCAATTCTGCCCATTGCGCAGTAGGAGCGTTGAAGTTTTGCCCACTTAAATAGCCCGTCCCTTCACACAAGGAAATTATAGCCACTTCAACACGAGTGTAATGCTCTATTGACTTCAACATGTCCCTCGGAGTGCTATACATACTGGGGCCAGCGACGATGGAAATCTTAAACCTATCGCCGATAACAATCATCTTTTGCCATCCTCTATTATAAGAATGAAAAGTTACAGTTTCAGTAACAAAACGACCGAGCCTAAGCTCTTCAAGCCTTTGCTTACGCTGGGCTTGCACGTCCTGTAAATCTTTAGCTGCGTCTCTTTTTATTAATGTCATAATAAACTCCTTTTTAAGTTTGAATTACCATCAGGTAAAAGCCCCGTAGGGCTTAAACGTCAATTGCCTCCCAATCAATAGAGCCGTCCCTATTGACAAGCCCTGACTCAATCAAATCACGGGCCGTCCTTCCATAATGGCCCTGTAAAGTCCACGCCATACCAGACTTAATAAGATCCCCAAATAATTGGACTGTCTCAACAGCATTCATTTCCCCTGCTTCGTACGACATTAATTTTGTAATCATAACAATCTCCTTTTAGGTTTTAAGTAACATCGCCTTAAAGCCCCCTTGGGAGCTAGGCTAGAAGAACGATCTCCTGTCTTAACTCTTCAGGGGATGTCTTCGCGAAGGCTAAACCTTTCTCCTGTGTGAAGACATAAAGCCTAAGCTCGTCCTCAACCTCGAAAGAATCCATCTCGCTTATATAAAAAGAGCGACCAGGGAACGCCCTTAAACCAAAGGTCTCAGGGAACGTCTTAATAATCGCCGGAATGTCAAACTTTGCCATTTCAATCCTCCATTAAATCCAAGTCATATGGTTCGACTTCAAAAATAGTTTCAACCCCGTAAGGCACTGCATCTGTCGGGTCATAATCGCCCACGATCCAGTACTTGACGCTACAAACAGAAACCCTTGATTCCTCGATTTGAAGTGCATCTGGGATACCTTCGCAGAGCTTATTAATGCTATTACTAGAGCCAATAACGTATGGCTGGCCCCGTAAACTAATAGGCCAAGTACAAAGAACGAATTGATCGCCTTCGACTTTGGTACCTTTTGTTTTCGTCCTTGGTTGCATAGCAACCTCCTTGTTTGAATTGAATTACCATCTCCGAAAAGCCCCGCAGGGCTTTAAGGTCTTTGTTTACCTGGGGGATAGCATAACAACGAGAATGCTGTCACACGATCAATCCGCAGGTTTGTCTCCCCTGCTGATCTTCCGTCTGCTCGCATCAAATCCCTCAACAGGATCGTCGTGTTCTTTGCCTTCGACAATTTTTTGCCGACGATAAAACCGATATGGGTATCGTCATCGACACCCGGTACCTCGACATAGTCAAGGCCAGGACGTCTAGTCGATGGGTCCAAGCGTTCATAACGTACGGCAACGATAGGTCGAAACCCATCGTCCAACTTTTCAAGGGCATCTTGAAATCTTGCCTTCTCGGTTGGACTTATTTTCTTATGGAATATCATCTGGTCTCCTCTCTAAAGGTATAAAGAGAAGTCGATGATGGACCTAAAAAAAGTTTTAAGTCTAATGAAAATAAGGGTTTATGATCTTGAGGATTTTGGGGTCTGAAAGGTTACGCAAAGGTTACGGAGTCTCGTACCCTTCCCCTGCAACCCTTCAAAAACCTTCCTTCTCCATAGGTCGTAACTTCGTTACCATTGCGTACCTATGACGCGGGAAGCTCTCGGAAGATAGGTACACAAAAACAGACCCTCATGAGGTTGGGTTCATGAGAGCCTATTCGGACGAGGATAAATTTTGAACGGCGCAGTCGTCTATGGTGTTGCGGTCACGTCAGGAATCAATAAGCGCCTTGACGTTTGAGATTGGAGTTAGCAGCAACAACATTATGGTTAGACGATGTTTCTACCGAAAGGAACGCAACACAAGCGGTGCCGTCGATAACAACAGTCGCTGCTCCGGCGCTTATTGCATTACCAAACAGTTGAATGCGATAGGTACCTTTATTCAAACGATACATGCGTCTGCAATTCGCTTGAACAGGTGCTGACGCTGCGGCAAAAAGAACAGCATTACGATAAATAACGTCGTTTGTGTAATTAGTCGCGCCAGTTGCGTCGATAGTTAAATCTGGAACAGCCGCTCCAAGATCATCTGTAAGAGCTAAAGCAAGTTGAACTACTGCGTTAGCAACACCACCAAGAAGACCACCTTGAAATTTTGCTTCAACATACATATTGTCTTCAAGGACGTCAAATTTGAAGCCAAGGTCATCGGCGTCAACCAAAACGGGGCTAGCCCCAACAGTGAGGTTACCCGAATCAACGGTTAATCTTTGTTCGTTATACATTTCTTATTCTCCAAAACTCGTGCAAAACCTAGACTTTTAGCCCTAACCAACCAAGGTCAGGGCTTCATTATGGTGATTATGAATTGAGCGCGTAATCACTTGCGTGGCGACCAGTATCATAAAGTGTTGAAATAATATTGTTGGGTGCTGCTGGCGCAATTGCGCCACCAGGAACGCGGAAAGTCAACCGAATTTGTTGGTTAGCTCCAATAGGGAGGTTAGCCAGCAACGCGCCAATAGCAGTTGTGGCAGCAGGAGTCGGGCCTACGATTCCTGTGGCGTCACTAAAAAGAACTTCAGGTTCACCAACACCTGTAGCTCCGGTCGGGAAGAGAGCGCCGGGGGTTGGGCCAACAGCCGCAACACCAATGACGTTTGTTCCCTGATTTGATCCGCCGAAGTTTGGCGAATTAGGAGCAAAACCTTCGGCCATCCGAACAATCGCAACTTCTGTTAAGAACGCAGCATTCGTCCAAAGTAAACTAGGAATAGAAACGATAGCTTTACCGGCACGAAATTCGTCGCGGCTTGCTGGCTCAATAACATGGTCTTTGTTATTGTTCAGAGCAGGCACGAGTGTCTGTGGTCGCGCAAGCGTCACAACCGTTGAAGCTGTCGCTGCTAAAGTCAAACCATTAGTAAGTTCTACAAATTGTCCTCTGTCTATCATCGTCCTTAACCTCGCGTTCGAGTGATCTGCGTTTTTGTCGCAGTCGTTCTTCTAAGTATAACACACCCGGTAAGGGCGCAAACAATTCTTTCGTTACCTTCTTATATTATAGGTAACCTGTCAAGTTTGATTCTTATTCATCCTACATTATAAAGTTATTACATTCTATTATTTATTTCTTAAAACCCAAGTCACCTATCGCTTTCAAGTCCGAACATTAGTCCTTGAGCCATACGCTGTTGGGCCATCTGGCAATAATCCTGCGATATATCGATTCCAACAAAATCCCGATGTAGCCTCCGCGCTGCTACAGCGGTTGTTCCAGAACCCATGAACGGGTCTAAAACAGTTCTGGCTGTGGTGGACGAGATAACCCGCTCGATAAGAGCTACAGGGAAAGGGGCGGGGTGCTTGTTATCTCGTTCTTGCCCAAATTCCCAGACATCGCCACAAGCATTTGCTTTCTTCGCTAGCTTAAACTTTGGCTTTGCAATCAAATAGATGACCTCATAGGTGGGCAGGAAATATCCGGGGTTGAAATTTATCCCCCCTTTTCTTCTCCAAATGATGATTTGCCTTACAGGGAAACCGGAGACAATATCATTTCTATCTTGCAATAGCCCCGCTTGCACCCGCCACTTATGATTATAAAATATCGCCCCGTGGTCAGGTATTATCCTCATCATCTCTGTGAGACAAGCTCGTTGCCAAGCCACATATTCGTCGTGAGGCATATTGTCATCGTAATGCGAATAGCCCTTTATCAGAGCGGCGTTAGCCCACTTGCCTCCCCGACCGTCTTTCATCCCATTACCAGTCGAATTTTTAAGATTGTAGGGCGGCGAAGTAACTATTAACTCTACGGCACCATCTGGTATCTGTTTCATTACGCCGACGGTATCCCCGCAAATAAACTGATTATTAAAATCGTCCGGG